TTAAGCCTTGATTTTGTTTATCTCAACATATAATCTATTAATAATCGTATCGGTATAAGTATCGAAGGTAATATCTTTCATTTTATGTCCTAGTATTCTTTTTCTACAAAATACATCAACATTATTCAATTGACAAAGAGTAGTAAATGTTACTCTTGTATCATGCATAGTATGTTTCATTTTCATTTCTTTTATATAAGGTTCAAAAAAACTATATTTTAAACTACTATAAGTTCTATCTACTAATCTTTTTCCTTTACATAGCAACAATTCTTCTACATAAGGTTTAATAAAGTTATGGATTGGTACAATTCTATTTTTACCTGTATCTGTTTTCGAACCAGTTACAAAGTAAGATACTTTTCTTTCAATACCATCATCATTGCAAGTTTCATCTATATGTATATCTTTTCTATTAATATTTAGCAATTCATTTGCACGTAATCCACTAAAAATGTAGATGAGTATAATTTTACCTATATCACTATTATCATCTCTAATACGTTTAATTTCATTCATAGAGAATGCATAATGTTTTGTACTTTCCTGATTTTTTCCACAAGTAATAAATTCAGTATAATCTTCATCACGACTGATATATTGATGAATGACAGCGTATTTGAAAACTTTTGTACAAAGTATTTTCATGTGGTCTTTTGTACCTTTTCCACATTTGTCATTATCAAATACAAATTGTAAATCTTGTAAGGATATATTTGTAATTTTTCTATCATATATTTGTTTGAAATGTTTGATCCATGAATTGTAACCAGTTTGTGCTGAACTTGATAATAAAGAAAATTCTTCTTTGTTTAAGATATCAAATATTTCTTTAAATGTTGGTACTTTGTTATCATGTTTCTCTTTGACTTTATTAAATATATCAGGAGATAATTCATTTGCTTCTTTATCGTTAATTTGTTTATTAACAGTTAAATGATAAAGTGATAGGGCGTTTAATGCTTCTAATTCAGTTTCAAAAGTACCAATAGTTACTTGTTTCTTTTTTCCTGTAACTATGTCACGTTCTTCACTTGAAATTTTAGCACAGTAGGGCTTTCTACGTTTACCTGATAGTTTTACTACTGTACCACTATTATTTGGTCTACGCTTATATGTTGCTTTTCTAGGCATAATAAAAACACGTCCTTTCAATTATATTTGCCTTGAACGTGCTCTATGTGATAAAATTGAGTACGTAAAAGGGCTTTGGTAGGTCATTTTATTTTTAAGGTATTGGTAGTACCTTATTTTAACTCCCTTTTGTTGGTAGCAAGGGGAGTTTTTATAAAAAATTTATTAGTTAAACGTAACTAAATTATTTGAATAAATTTGTTAAAATCATAAATTTATGTAATTTTTTAATGCTTTAATACATTTTGCTAATAAAAACTATTGAAAAATTTGTTTTTTTTCTAAAATTTAGCTATTAAAAAATATGTTGTTTTTTTCAAAAAAATTGATATACTATCTATTGAAGGTAAGAACATTTTATTGTTAAACCTCAATATATTAAAGATAACATAATTAAATGTATCAAATGAGATTAAATGTTAGTAACGGTTATGGTTAGCTATAACGTGGGTACTAGCATTTTTTCTTTAATTAAAATTTTCCATATAGTCTATATACATTACAACTCTTTTAAAATTTGAGTTTTTTGATAATTTATCAATATAATTGTGAAAATAAAGTTTGCAAATTTCGCGAAGTTGATATAATGATAAAATATCAATACTATTTAAGACACCTTTGAAAACTTTATTAATATCATTAGTCTCTTGCATATATTTTTTTACTTCAGGAATATTATTAAATGTTGGAGCACTTCTTAAATTCTTCTTTTTATATGCTGGAGTAATAATTTTATCTACTTCGTTATGATGATTAACATAGGCTTCTAATTTAGGCACTTCGCTTATATCAATTTTGGATTTCTTTATATATTTATAAACAGGC